GTGGCGACAGTGACATCATGTGCCCTAGCGGTAAACACAGGCAACCAACGCCAACGATAGAACGAAGACTAGACCGCTCGTCATACTTCTCCCTCGATCGCCATCAGGAAGCGCGTGGTGGCTTCCCTCTCGCGTGCAGCTCGCAACTCTGCCACAAGGGCACGGATTTGTTCAGCTCTTTCGGGCGCCTGGGTGCGAGACCAGCGCTCAAGCTCCTCCAACTGACTCTCAGTGAGGTCGCGGCGTGCCATTTCGGTGCCTGCCTTTCGCAACCATATCGCGCAGATTGTCCGCCTGCGTACCAAGCCACAAATGGTTCGGGTTCACACACCGAGGCCGATCGCAGCGGTGCAGCACGTAGAGCCCCTTTGGAATTTGGCCTCTGAACGTTTCAAACGAAAATCTGTGCGCCAGCTGATAGCCATGTCCGCCACGAGGCGCCACAACCCCGTATCTCTTGCCCGTAGAGGTCCACATCCAACATCGAGATTGCGGACGAACGATAACGTTGTCGAGAATCCTCAGACTAGCCGTCTTCATGCGCTTGCCACCGCAACCTAAAACAGGGTAGGTGCCGCGCTTCATCAAACATGCTCCGGTTCTAACACCTGAGAATCGATAAAGGACGGAGGCTGAGGACTCAAATCATAAATCCTTGAAACAGCGTCGATGAGGTCTTTTCGATCTACGAAGGGATAATAGCTGAGCTGAATCTTGAATCGTTCCCAAAGGTCGTACGCCTTCCCCTCCTGGTCCTTCTGCACGATCTTGGACGAAATACGGTGCTCGTAGCCCGCAGCCAGCATCCTCACCTGATACGGCGTGATGGTCTCGTCATCGGTCGGATACGGCCCGTGAAAGGCATGTGAGCGCACGTCAGGTAACAACCTCTGGATCCGGTCGTCCTTGCTCCCCGGCCCGTCGTTCGGCCACTCGAGCAACTCGATGTCAAAGCCCAGTTCCTCGGTCTTCTTGCGCTCCTCGAAGTAGTCCATGTCCGCTTGGGCCCCGTAAACCTCGTACCCGACCTTGATGCCTTGGACCCCGGGAGCCTGACGCCACTTGCGCCACAGATCCCGCATGTTCTGCCAGCGCTCCATCAGGTCCATCTGGTGATCGAACCCGTCGAGCAGGTACTTATGAGCGTGCTCATCTACTCCCACGACAGCCATGGCCGTGTTCGCGGAGTCTTTCTTTTTCGAGCGCGCGGGATCGACCATGAGGTAGACCATCAGGGCATCGGGCCGGACTTCGTACTGCTGCAGGTCGTTCACATCGAACATCCGGTTAGTGCCCGAGAGCGGATTGCACAGGTGCTGACAGGCGAGAGTGGAGTCGAGCTGGTCGCGGATCTTCTGTTCCCACTGGGCTTGGGTGAACAGCACCGGCTTACCCGTCTTCGTGCCATCGTGAGTGGCCGGATAAACCCGTAACTTTGCCGCCCCGCGCTTGATGATCTCCGCGTAAGTGTCAGCAAAGTGATACCGCGTCCCGATGTGCCACTTCCTGCCCCCTGCCACCCCGAGGTTGTCCGAGAGTGACCACGCTTCGGTCGTCTTCACGATCTGCTCAGGGGTGTTCACCGACTCCTGAGTAACGACATCATCGTACACCAGCAACTGGAAGTGCCTCGATGTCGGCTGCCCGTCCACAAGCCCATGAGCTTCTACCGTGGCCTCCTTGGGGTTATGGGTGCGTTTGACGATGATCCCACCGTCGACCGACCAGGACGGGGCATCGCGTTCGGGATTGGCGTAGAGCACCTCGGGGAAGAGCCCAATGAGGGCCTCGTTCGCCTCGAACTCACGCTTGATCTGGTTCAGAAAGGCTTTGGCGATGGGTTTTGTGTGACTGAAGATGCCGACCGTGATCTCCGGATCCTTCAAGACTTCCTGAATGATCCCAGCGAAGGTGATCAGCGTAGACTTGTAGCCTTCCCGGAACCAGATATCTATGAAGCCATCGGGAGCCGTCTCGACCTCCCGGCATCGTACATACAGCCACGGGTGCCAAGCGTCATACCGACGCAAGAGCTTGATCAGCAGGTAATAGCGGTCAACGAGCGCCAGAGCCTTGGCGGCCGAGAGATCCTTGCCCTTAAGATCCATCGCATCCCAGCAGGCGAGCAGCTCACTGAACGGTAGTGTCCTCACCCTCTCGATGAACGAGTTGTCGTGCAAGACGCTCGGTGAGGGACTCGGCATTACTCACCACGAGGGTAGTTGTGCTCTCAACCGTGGCCTCGATCTGCTTGGGCAAGAGGCGAGCGTAGAGTCCGTAGAACTCTGACTGATGACGCTTCGCCCACTTGGCCATCGCGTGTGTTCCGCCCAAGCGGGTAAAGACAGCGAGCACGTTGTCCTTGACCGAAGCGTGAACACGATTGGGGATTCCCTTGGGTCGCGCCATAGAGTATGCGCTTAAAGACTGATTGGGCTCAGGAATCAGCCCCTCTTGTACTGGACGTTCGAACGCATGCGATGAGTCTCGGTGCTCCCCGGTTGATGCAGGCGCTTAGGCTTGGGTCCAGTTGAGCGATGGTGAGAGCCGTGAATTGCGGCTTCGTCCAGATCACGGTTCTCGATAGGGCGGTACTTCTGGCGTGCGCTCATTCGTCACCGTGATATCCGTGGTAGCCGGGCGCCTGAGTGCGACGGACATAAAGCGCCAGACGATGAGGCATGTCGGTGTTCGTGCGATGCTCAATGGTCGCGTCCAGGTCGAAATCCCCGGTCAGGTTCGCCACCTCATGCCAAGCCTTCGGAGCACAGGCGTGACAGCCGTGATGGCCCATCGCGAGCATTTTAGCTTTCTTCATGAGCTTGAGCGTATTCTAAAATCACCCTTCAGGGTAGCCCGACCTCAATCACAACATGGATATCCGTCGCACCACTGATATGCACGCTCAGCACCGGAAGCACGACAAAACCTCCGTCCACCTGACGCTGCTGCACGGTCTTGACCTTCAGGAATTCCAAGATCATCTCCAGACGCTCCCGTAAAGGCTGACCTACTGAGATTTCCACCGTACGTCCTCGCCCTTCGGAATCCGTTCGTCAATCGCCTCACACAGAAGGTGGATCAGCAAGGCATGGGCTTCCTGAATCCTCGCCGTCACCTTGGACGGTACCGTAAGATCCACATCACACCCGGCAATGATCCCCTCGTGACCCGATAGCCCGAGCGTCGACAGACCTCTGAATTTCGCCGCGTGGACCGCTTCTAAAACGTTCTTCGAGCGCCCGGACGTGGAAATGGCGACCAGAACATCTCCGGGGCGTCCCAAAGCCTCCACCTGACGCGCGTAGACGCGATCGTAGCCGAGATCATTCGCAGAGGCGGTCAGGGTAGCGGGGTCGGTCAGAACCAGCGCTGCGAGAGCCCTGCGGTCTACCGCGTAACGGACACTCAACTCGGCCGAGAAGTGTGCTGCATCGCACCATGAACCCCCGTTCCCGCATAGCAGCACCTTGTGAGCGGTGGCAAAGCAGTGAACCAGCATGGTGACGGCTGGCTCAAAGGACAGCTCCAGCACTGGCATCAGACGCTCGATCAGTTGAGAGTGCTCGATGAGTGAGGACCCCCAGGAGCCGGTCACAGAATGCCCTTGATTGCGAGCAACACCAGTAGCAGGAGAATCACATACGGCCAAAAGTTATCTTTGGAGCTCACGAGCGGCCTCGTAGGACCTCAATGACCTCGAGCCCATACTCGATCCCCAACATTGCGCGCTTCAGTCTGTAGGTCGAATGCGCGCGAGTGACCGCGTTCTTCACGTCTTCGACCACGAGCTTCCCGTCCCTCACGTAGCTGAAATCCGCGATGTACACGCAAACCCGCCGCGGTATTCCGTTCGGATCCGGGGAGTGAAGCGCGAACTCGGGGTGGACTTTGAGTTCGCTGATGAGCTTGGCCGCAGCCATCGTTTTGAGCTCGAAGTACCTTCGGACCTCGAGGCGGCTCGCGAACTGATAGCCGTCCTCGCTGGTTGGCTCGTTGCGGTACTTTCGGCTCGGGCGGGTGCTCTGGCCGTAGAGCCGGTGACGGACGCCAGCGAGGTCTTGCTCTGACCATCGCGTGCTCATCGGTTTAACGACACCCTTGCATCCAGACAGGGTTGCACGAGATGCGACATGAAACCACAGAATGCGATACACACAACCATGACGCCAAGAGCGAGCTTCCAATCGCGCCACAAGCACCAGAAAGCCAACG